GATGATGCCGATGCAAACAGCGGCCATGCGCCACTCGCTAGGCTTGTCTTGCTCAATGATTGGATAACCGACCACGAACTCGCATTCGGCCATCGTGCGGGGTGTCTTGTAGTGTGATGATTTCATGGTCAGAGACTGAACGGGCAGTAAGAAGTGAACACGCGGGTGGTGGTGTACTTGCATTGGTAGTCCACGCAGTACGTCCCCACATACCGATAACCTTGCGCGGTGCTGATGCCCTCACAAGAAATCAGCGTACCGGCTCGGGCGAAGGCCACCACCGGCGAGAGGTTGGCGGCGGCGATGAGGAGAATGAAAAGTGTTTTCATGGTCAGAAGGGGATTGAGTCGTCAAAGGTTTCAGGGTTGTTGTCGGGGTCATGGCGACGACCCGACGCGGATGGTGGGGACTCTTTGAGTCTGTCCCCTGCAAAGGCAACGCTGTCCACGATGCCGGTCAAGCTGCTCTTTTGATTGCCGTCGTTGCCCTTAAAGGTCTTCACATGGACATCTTTCAGGTCAACGAACAGCGTAACGCCTTTCTTGAGGTACGGCGCAAGCGACTCGGCGCGTTTGCCGAATAGCGTGGCGTCTACCCACTGTGAGGGCATCTTGCCGGTTTGATCCTTCATGCCGTAATTCCACGCAAGGGAAATGTTGGCAACAGGCTCACCGCCTGCGGTGCGGCGCAGTTCGACATCCTTGCCGATGCGACCGACTCCAATTAGCTTCATCATTGGGAAATCCTTTCGACCATCTTGGTCACTTCATCTAGAAACAAACGCACTTCCTTCTCAATGTCCGCGATCAGTGCGTCATCGCGGTCAACCCTGACAATCATCAGTTGAAGGTGGTCAGGGAATCTTGGGTCATAGCTCACGAAATCGCACCAAGCCCTGCCGGTGCAAGCCATCTGCCACTGCATCTGATACACATACTTCGTATCCGGCTTGCGGGTGGACAGGTTCTTCAGGTGTTGCTTGGACTCGGGGCACTTGATCTCAATCAGCCCATCGTCCCCGACAAACCCGTCAGGCGATGCCCCGGACATGGGGATCGTGGGATGCTCAATCATCCCGACCTCGGTCACGAAGTTCCCTGTTGTGGACTCATACGCTGACCGGGCTGCGGGTTCCTGATCAACACCCCATTGCATCGCGGCGTTCATAAACGACGGCGTTTGAGCATTGGTGATGCGCTCTAGGGCAAGCTCCATCAGGTAGTTTTCCCGCGAAGCCCCGTACCCGGTCTTTGTCTTTGCCATCACATCGGCAATGCGGGAGGCGGTGGCCTTGCCCAAGCGGGCGGCGAACCATTCAGGTGACTTCTGTTCCATCACGCCCCCGCCTTCTCTGCTGCGTTCTTGAGGGAAGGCCCATGCGCTGCCCACAAAGCACGCTTCTGTCCCGTGTTGGGCATGGCCGCAAACTGCTTATTTAGGGCCGCCACGCCTTCCATTGCGGCATCTTGGAGCATAGGTAGCCACTGACGCTCAAACGCGGCGTAATCGGGGTCAGGGCGCTTAGAAGCGGCATTCCCGTCGTCGTCTTCAGGGGCGATGCCACAGGTCGCCATAAGCGAGTACCGGCGTGCATACGTCAAAGCCGATCCATAGCCCTGCGGGTCTTGCTTGGCGGCGGGCACATGGAGCTTGCCCCCACTCATCTGCTCCCCGGACTCGTGCAGCAGGATGGTTTCCACAATCACGCCCGATTCGCATTCGTGGGTCTGCTGAATCAGGGCGATGCCGTTGTTGTTCAAGGCATCAATGACTGCCTCGACGCAGGCGGCAAGGTCGGCGTATCGGCTTTTAAAGTGGGGGTTTGAGGAAGTCTTGAGCGCAGGGGCGAATGCCTTTTGCGCCTTGACCAAGGCTTGTGCTATCTGTTTCATGTCTTGTCTTTCACTTAGAAGGGTGCGGGTGGAGCCTTGGCAATCTTGTCGCGTTTCTGCTCGGCAAGCAGGCGCGACAGCACCTTGGGTGGTAAGGCTCCGAAAGGCCAACCAAGGGGATTCTTTTGTTTGTTGGGTGAGAGCGTCATCATTTAGTCCCGTAAAAGCTCTATTGTCGTCATATGTTAGCGTGTTTTAAGGGTGAAAACCCTAGTAAGCCAATCAATCGCCTGTCCATTGCTGACCTGTCCGCTTGTGACCCGCAGGATCGTCCAACCCCGACAGATCGCTTCGGCGTATTTCTCACAGTCAAGGGTGAAGCCCACGCCTGTCGTGTGTCTCCCACCTGTCCACACACCACCTTCGATCTCAACGGCGATCAGGTCATCAGGCCAAGCGAAGTCAAGCCTCCACCGGCGCTTGGGATGGAACTTGTACTCCCGCACCGGGGGCATGACCCGCATGGCGCGAAGGTGCAGCGCGAATAGTTCTTCAGGGCTGCTCATCGGGCCACAGTCCTGCGCGTTTGAGAAGGGTCTTGGTTCGCTCATGCGCTGCATTCCAAATCATCAGCTTGCCCTCGAAAGACGCTCTGCCTTGGTCGATTTCGTAATGGCAGGCGCGGCACATCGCAGCTACAAATTGGTCTGAAGCCTTGATGCCCATGCCCTTGCCATGAATGCTTTGGTTCGAATGTGCTGCGACCACAGTGCCGTCCGACACTCCACACGACTGACAAGGCACCGTGCGGCAGAACTCAAGGATGCGTTTGTTTCGCACATACGGAAATTTATTCAAAGACTACCCCCAAGCTCTGCACGGCGTAGGACTCAACTTCGTTCATGTAGGTGGTGAACTCCGATACGCTCATGTCCGTCGTACTTCTACGCCGACTGACGACCTCACCGTCAGGAAGGGTCACATCCTCACATACGCCAAACTTCCTAGCAAAGAACTCGTGCCACACATCGGCTGAATGCTGCTTGCCTTGCACCCAAGCGGTCGCGGCTATGGTCTTTAGGACAAGTCCCCAATACCTTTTGTTTTGTTCGCTATTCCTCTTTGTCTCTGCGGTGGTGACGATAAGCCGAAGGGGAGTCCCCCCGTCGGCCATTGCTTTCGCGTTCGACCCCACGAAGGCCACAAAGGTGTTCCACACGCTCAGATCGCGCAAGTGAAACTCTCGATACAAATGCGTCATAGCTGCCGTCCTCACATAGTCGCTCGACATGGTTGATAGAAGGGTATTGGTAGTACAGGCACTTTTCTCTGCGGTCGCACCAACCGCCCATGCACGAAATCACGATGCCACCTTAAAGGCCACACGGCCATTCGGGCGTGCTTCGTATTCACCGTTGCCGGTGGTCACTTGCACCATCTGAGCGTGCTTCTTTTTATCTCTGTACTTCTGCTGACGCTCTGCGGAACTCATCTTGCGGCGCTTGGCATCCTTGCCTTGTCCCAACTTGTAGACCTTGAGCAAATCCCTGCCTCGGCTGTCTTTTTCCCACATATGGATGTGTGCAGCACCGGCCTTGTGTAGCTCCCGGCAGTAGTGCAGCACGGTGACGTAGTGCAATCCGGTTGCCTCGGCTAGTTCGGTGCAAGTATGCGTGCCGTCAAGCAGCAGCTTGATTAGCTGCGCCTGAGACATGGCGTTAACTTTGATCATTGGACTCGTCGGATTGCTTGAAGGGCTGCGATACGCGCAGGGCTGTTTTTAGACTCTCTACGGTGCCTTTCCTGCTCGGCAAGGTATCGGGCTGTCTCATCGACCTGAGAGCGCACCACGGGGATTTCCTTGGCTCGTGGCGGGAACACATCGCGCCAACCCATCAGCGTCGATTGGTCAAGGGACGCATTCGGGTCATGTCCGGCATTGCGTAGGTCATACAAAGACTTCAGCACCATCTTTTGTGCGCGGTCGGTAAAGGGAATCTTTTTCATGGCCTTCCGCATCTCGCAGAAGCCTTCCCAAGCCTCGGGGTCAATCCATTCAGGAAGGGCGATCATTGCTCACCTCCAATCCCGTGTGCGCGTTCGATGGCGCGGGCAAACTCAATGAAATCATCATGCTCTGCAAACGCAGGGTCAATCGGGGGCGCGTGTTTAACTGCAAGCAATTCAATTTGATGCTCAGTCAGCGGTTTGCGCTGTTGTGGTTCGGTGTAAAGCGGCACAAGACCCTCCTTGCCTTTTATGGTTGTCCACATGACGGGTTCGCTCATAGCATCCCCCACAAGTAGCTAACCAACATCCCAACCAACACAAAAGGCCCGAGGAAGATCACAAGCAAGATGGCAAGTGCCCATGCAGTAGCAAGCCAATCGGTAAGCCATCTCATTCGTCTACTCCATCTGTTACTGCTTTTTCATAGCCAAGCGTGACGACTTCAAATGCAACTTGATTAAATGTCTTGCGGTTAGCAATCCAATGCTTGCCCTTAACCTTGCGGATCGCATCGCTTGCCATAAGCTGATCCCGTGCATAGCGCAGAAAGTTGTGAAAGGCCCACTTTCCTTGCTGCATAAAAAGCTCGGGATGCGCGATGCAAAATTCTTCATAGACCTCATCGGCCAATCCCCAATCAGACTTGTTTTGTTGTGTCATTTTGTTGCTCCTGTAATTGCTGTTTAGCTTCCAACTCAGCACGTTCGTCCGGTGTCATCTTGGCAAGCTCGTGCGCTTTCTTAATGGCGTCAAAGTCAACCTTTGGCTGCACTTGGGCATAAGGCTTTAGCTTTGGGCCGCGTATCTTGTCACCCAACCGCCTGATGGCTTTCATCTCAATCTGTCTGATGCGCTCATTGCTGCGTTGATAAAGCTCGGCAATCTGAGGAAGCGTTTGCTCGTCGGGGGAGTCAATGCCAAACCGCAGGCGCAACACTTTTGCTTCAGTGGGCGACAACGTGTCGAGCATCTCGGAAATGATGCGCTTACGATCATCGCTCTCAATGTTTGCATCAATGTCAGGCTGCTCTAACAACTCACCCGTGTGACGCGCAAGCATCTCCATCATGGCGCGATGCCCGACGTTAAAGTGCGACTTGTTGTCAGGCAGCACAAACATCAGTTGCTCAGGCGTCCAAAGGTCTTCAGGCAGCACGCCAAGAAAGTCGCACAGACGCTTTGCTGTTGGGGTCAAGTCGCCATCAGCAGCCAATGGCGACCACTTCATATTCACAAACGCGCCGATATGCGTAGGGGCAAAGCCGCCTGCCACGCACAACTGATTGACGTTCTTATAGCCCGCAGCTTCCATTGCGCTCAGGATCAGGTTGTTCCTGACCTTGACTTCTACGCGGTATTCGCCTTCGTCTTTCATGCTCACTCCCAAAGCGCACCGAGCGCATGAAGAAGAAAGGCGCAGCCAATCAAGCCGGTGATGATGGCGAAGGCTATGTCGATGAGTTTTTGTTTCATGTCTTGTCTTTCAGCATCGCGTTAATTTAGGCAGACTGATTCGCTGCGGCAATTGCCGTCTTGCGATTGAGTGCCAACTTAGCAGCGGCAAGGCCGGTGTAGCCGTTGCGCTTCATCCAACGCTCAAATTGCTCGTCGGTCATCTTGGCGATCTTGGCGGTGAGGTTCATGTTTAGCTCCGTTGAAAGTGTGTTGCGATGTAGTGACTGTAGCACGATAGAACCGTAACGCAAGTCTTTTTTGTAGGGACATACCCTAGTTTGGGGTCTTTTTTGATCAGTTGCACGAAACCCATGCGTGTGCCACAATGTGTTTGTCTAGAGTGGCATCTAGGCGATGAACAATGGGAAAGCCCCTAGTGGGTGTTGTGCGGTCTTGTCAGGTGGCAAGCGAGTCTTTTGACCATTGTTCAATCGCTCTGCTGCTGCTCTCGCCAAGAGCCAAGACCGCAGAGCATCTTCTAGGGGTTTTTGCTTTTGGACGGCCTGATGCGGTACGTCGGTGGTCAGGCTTGAGATACCCCGCTGCACGAGCAAGCCAAAGCGGGGACGGTGGGCGAATCCTAGAGCCGGGTGGTTGAAACAAGTCTAGGGTAGTGCGAAGCGACGGCATGGCTCCGAAGGAGAAGCGTTGCGGCACAGTGCGAACTGTAGTGAGGCTACGGTAAGGCTGTGCTTTGCTCAGACATCCACCAAAGGAGAAATCTCTAAGGTGAAGTTGTTAACCATGAGTAGAAATGGTTAAATAAACGTACAAGAGTTATCCACAGGGGCAGTCATGCGCTTTTCCATCAACGAAGCTCAAGAGCAAAACGACCCGCTGATGGTCTTCACAATGCATATGCTTCATGCCGTGACGAACGCCCACATCCTGCACTGGACGCGCAAAGGGCCGGGAGCAGACGCAGCACATCGGGCTTTGGGCATCTTCTACGATGAACTGTCTGACGAGCTCGACGGCTTCATCGAATCCTTCCAAGGCAAGTACGGCCTGCTCCACGACTTCATCGCAGACTACAAGCTGCCCCCGAACGACCCTCTTGCCTACATCACCATGCTCAAGGATGAGGTCGAAACGCTCAGGCGGGCACCCGGATTTCCTCAAGACTCCGAGTTGCAGAATGAGGTCGACAACATCGCCAACCTCATCAACGTGACCATCCTCAAGCTGCGCGACTACCAATAATGCCGCTGAGACACACCAAAGCCGGATGGATGTGGGGACAACGCGGCCCGTACCCCACTAAGGCCAAGGCTTTATCCGTCGCAAGGGCAGCATACGCAAGCGGATACCGGGAGGCACCATCCCTACCTCACCCTACAACACCAAGTGCTCCCACCTCGGGTGCAAGAACCCCCGATCAAAGCTCAACAGCTTTTGCCTCGACCACGGGGGCAAGGAAAGCCTAAGCCGAGATTACGACGCCATCTACAACACGGCAGCATGGAAGCAACTCAGGACGGCACAGCTATCCCGCCACCCTCTATGCCAAGCCTGCCTAGTCGAAGGCAAGGTGACCTTAGCCCTCCATGTGGATCACGTCTTCCCGTGGCGTAAGTTCGGGGAACAGGCATTCAGGCGCAACATCCTCCAAAGCCTCTGCCAAAGCCACCATAGCTACAAGACAGGGCTAGAGCAGCGCGGGATATACGAGGCCTACGGCGAAAAGGTAGAGCAATTCACCGACGATGACTACGCACGGGTAGTAAGCGAACGACTATGAAGCACTACATAGGTCAGGACAAACAACCGCCCGGCGCAAGCGTGGTCTACTGGGTAAGACGCCCCGAGTACACCGACATCTTTACCCAAGGGTATGTCGGCATCAGTTCTCAGCCGGTCAAGGACAGGTGGGCAGACCATTCCCGAGACAGCAACAGGCACAACGGCATACTCAGGACAGCCACAAAAGGCCACAAAGACACGATCTATGAGGTGGTGGTAGTTGCCCAAGACCGAGGGTATTGCGAGCGCATAGAGCGTTTGCTTAGGCCAAAGGAACGCATAGGTTGGAACCTAGCACCTGGAGGCGGCAACCCTGACAACAAAGCAGGCGGGGCGACCAATCGACTGCGGCACATCAAGATTAAGTTAGCAAATACTGACAAAGCCTGCCATTTGTGGTGGGAGTCAGAGCGCAAGATGCTCAAGCGTCAGGCCATACAGATAAGGCTTAAGGCGCGGGAGTCGTTTGTGCCGTACACCGGATCGCGTAAGTTGGATGCGCGTAACCAATGCGGATACACGGGCGTTAGTTGGTATAAACCCTATGGCAAATGGCGTGCACAGATCAAGATGGACGATGGGCCTAAGTTCTTGGGGTACTTCGATGACCCATCAGAGGCGCACAAGGTTTACTTGGAACACAAGGCGCAAAGGGTGGCCGACTTGCGGGCGCGGGCCAATTTGAAAGTAAAAAATTAGGGATGCCGCCAAGAGCAAGCGCGGGGTCAACTTCGTGTAGACACAAAGTTGAACACTATTAAGTTAAAGTAAGAGAATCAAACAAGAGAAGAAAGGGAATTCCCCATGAAAGAACCAAAACGCAAACCCCCTCGGCAGATCATTGGGTTTTTCAAAGACCCAAGTTCTTGGGACGCGACCGTGTTTGAAACTTTGATCCGGGACGAGTTGGAAAATACTTACGGGTCAATCTCGCCAAGCGACGAAACCTTGATTGCGTCGATGATCGTAATCATGGAGTCGCTGACTGAGGCGCAGCGGCACATCAACGAAGAGGGCTACATCACGCAGTACGCGGCGGGTGTCGGTACTACCGGATGGGTCAAGCTCAGAAACGAGTGCATCGACAAGCTGATCAAGATTCTTGGTGAACTTGGTTTGGTGGCGCGTGGTCGTCCGAAGAAGGTAAACAAAGCAACTGCCGTCGATGAATTGTTCGCCACTGCTTGAGCCTGCGTTTCAGTACGCGGCTTCAGTTACTCGGGGCGACATTCCGGCTTGTGAGGATGTCCGACTAGCTTCTCAGCGGTTCTTGGACATGGCAGAGCGCAAGGATGCGCCTTACGAGTTTGTCCCGG